CACCAAACTAAATTCTATCATCACTACATGCCAGGCAAGAGCCAGCAGATACTTTCAAGTTTTTGTTTCTATGCCGCAACAGCTAATGTAACTAAACGTACAGGATACTTTGATGATAATAATGGTATCTTCTTTGAACAAGCAGGCGACGGTACACTCAGTTGGGTTATTAGAAGTTATGTTACAGGCTCCCCAGTAGAAAATCGTGTCACACAGGCCAACTGGAACGTTGATCCTTGTAATGGACAAGGTGGTAGTTTGTTTAATATAGACATTACTAAGACACAATTGAGCTTTATTGAGTTTCAATGGTTAGGTGTAGGTGCTGTTACAGTAGGCTTTGTACATGAAGGCGCTTTTGTTCCTTGCCATATATTCTATCATTCAAACAACTTAACCACAGTTTACATGAGCAATCCTAATTTGCCTGTACGCTGTGAAATTGTAAACACAGGAACTACTACAGGTGCTTATTTTGATCAAATCTGTTCTACTGTAGTATCTGAAGGCGGCTACGTTGAAGTTGGACAAGACTGGGCTGTAAGTAGTCCTAGTCTTAGAACAGTAACAGCTGGCTCTACACTACCGATTATGGCCATTAGATTAAAAACAACATTTAAGACCTATGCTAATCGTATGATAGTGCGTTCTGGTAATCTAAACGTATTCAGTGACGGAGAGAATATCAAATGGCGATTAATTAAATTACCAGCTCAAGCACAGTTAACAGGTTCAACTTGGGCTGACGTTGATGACGACAGTGGTGTTCAGTATAATGCTACTTGCACAGCATTTACAGACGGTGATGAACTTGATAACGGATTTGTTGGAGCCAGCACACAGGGTAGTCAAAAAGCTGGTGGTTCTCCAGCAAGCAATTTGCCTAGTCAGGCCAAAAAAAATTATCTTGTGCAAAATTATGATAGCACAGACAGCGAGATCTATGTTGTAGTAGCAACTAACCTAGGCTCACAAAGTACCAACGTAGGAGTAGGTTGGCAGTGGCGGGAGATTTATTAATGTATCGTAAGTATATCAACATCGTAGAAGCGGCTAACCGAGGTTGTCCTATTGCTACACATGACATAGATGTCAATCTAAAGAATCGTCAGAAGGCCATAGATGAATATCACTATGGTCCTGCCAATCCAGACAAGCCTGAGAACTATTGGAAGGATGCTGCCAAGAGCTGGGGCATTACAGAAAAGACTGCCAAGACTATGCTGTGTGCTAACTGTGCTGCCTTTGATGTCAGCGACAAGATGTGGAAGTGCATAGAAGACGGAATCAAAGGAGATGACTCAAATGTTGACGGAATGGCTACAATACACAAAGCGGATTTGGGCTACTGTAATTTTCTGCATTTCAAGTGCGCAGGAACACGTTCTTGTAGTGCCTGGGTGGCCGGGGGTAGTATTGATAACAAAGATAGAACACAATAAGGTTAACCCCTGAAGTATTGCTACTCCAGGGGTTGCTCAGTATATAATTACGTCATGTAACGGGCTATGCCCTTAATTTAAATATACTCTTAATATTACTTATTTGTGTTAGCGTTATTTACAAAATTGTAGAACTTCTCAGCAGCTTCTAGCACCTTGTCAGCACCAGGAACAACTGGCATTTCTACCTTTGTTACCACTTCCTTACCATCCTTGCTGATTGAAGTCTCATATTGACCCCAACGAGCATGGAAGTCCTGCCATACTTGGCTTTGTGCCATTTCTAGCATCTGGGCACGGATCTCATACCCATTCTTATTAAACTTAACCTGAGGCACTGCTGCCTTGATCTGTTCGGCAAACTGAGTTGCCACTTCTTGTGCTTGCTTTGTAAAATCTGTAGTCATTTTATTTCTCCTGTATGTGTGTGTATGACTTGTAATATTTCTATTACACTGCTAATAATAGCAGTTTATTTAGCTTTGTCAACCTAGTATCTTCTATCGTCTTCAATTAGATCAATAAAAGCTTCACAGGTTTCCCAATCGCTAAAGTATTTTATCATCTTAGTCTTGTAAGGTGTTATAGTTTTGACAACTATATCATCTTCATCAAACGTAGCTATGGTTGTGACGTAACCCCAACGATTGCGCCATGAACCCAATACGTTGTAATCAACGGTTTTGAATTCATGGAACATTTTAGTCTCTAGCTACTAGACGTTTGGCTTCTTCATATCTGCCCGATCGAGAAAGCTCTGCTGCCGCTCTTGCCCTGCCAAATGACTCGGCCCAGGCCATTAGATAATTCCAAAATTTCATATTAAACCTCTATATGTGTGTGTTATAATACTGCAAATTGATCACAATCGCAGCTAGGTATTTATATAAGTAGAAACCATGCATGCTACTAATGGGTCTACAAAAAGATTTAATCTGTTTATCTTACACTAAATAATAATATAGGAAAGTGCAATGAGAAAACGTACCAGAAGCATATTAGAAGAATTGAATAGTGTTTACGGCAAGCGTGATGCTGATCGTTTTATCGACACCACGGCCAACAACATTATCGAAAGTTCCATTAATTTACTGAGCAGAATACATGCTACCTATGATGTAGAAACTGCTTCAGAACTAGAACGCCGCTTTTTAAATTCTATTAAAAGCGGGGACCCACGCAAGTTTCGTAGAGCTATAACTAAAATAATCGAATCCAAGGAAAGAAATGACAGTAATACTTAAAGAAGGCGGCAACGTATTTGATGGAACCAGCGACTTTGATCATGCTGTGATCCCACAATTAACTAAAGCTGTTAACTCTGTGCTTGATAATATCAAGATCAAGGGCTTTCCCATTGGATCAGGAGCATCACCAACACCGGGTAAGAAAAGCGGTGATCTAGACGTAATTGTAGATCAAGACGCTGTTATGGCAGCACTAGGTACAGACAAACCCCTGCCAACTAAAAAGGCACTGGAAGACCTATTTAAGAAAGCTGGCTTTGAAACCAAAGTTATTGGCATCAATGTGCATGTTAAGGTACCTGTAGGAGACCAATCACATCAGGTTGATCTTATGTTAGTACCAAACAGTGAAGTTGTAAGCAAGTTTCACATACACGATATTCCTAAAGGCAGTCCTTACAAAGGATTAAACAAACAGTTGGCAATGGCTAAACTGGCTAAAGAAAAAGATATGAAATGGAGCGCCTTTAAAGGATTGCTAAACAGAGCAGATGATAGTATAGTATCAACTGACTTAGATGAAATAGCAAAGACTCTAATCGGACCAAATGCAACAGCCAAGGACCTAGGATCAGTGGAAGCTATTGTTGCAGCACTAGGCAGCAAAGGACAGCAGTTTTTAGCAGACCTTAAAGCTGATCCTGCGTGGAAAGAGTATCCACAAAAAGAAACGTTGGCCGACCGTCAGCTTACAAGAATAAAAGAAATAACAGCCTGGTTAGTAAAATGAGATTTCAAGAATTTAAACAACTACTAACAGAAGCAGCCAAGGTGGGTAGAGACTATCAGCACCTTGAGGATTTAGTATTTGTTGATGGCAGTGCCGGTGCAAATGAAGCAGCAGATGTTCTAGACAAGTTAGGTAAGGATACCAGTGATGTCAGCATCAAGTGGGATGGTAATCCTACAGTATATTGGGGCAGAGAACCTGATGGAAAGTTTGTATTGGTTGGCAAGAACGGTTGGGGTAGAAACAAAAGTACAAGTCCAGATGACCTAGCTGGCTTTATTAAGAGTTCAGGTAAAGGCGAAGACTGGAGAGAAAAGTTTGGCAATGACATGGCAGGTATTTTCCGCATCATGGAAAAGAGCACTCCGCCAGACTTCCGAGGCTATGTCTACGGAGATCTATTGTGGCATCCAGGTAAGCCATTTCAAACATCTAAAGAAGGTATTCAGTTTACTCCTAACAAGGTAACCTACACAGTAGATCCTAACAGTGATCTAGGCAAGCGTTCTGCTAAAGCTAAGGTAGGTGTAGTGGTACATATGATGTACGAAGAGTTCGGCAGCAAGAACGGAACACCAATTGAAGATATCGCTGCACTAAACAGTCCTGAAGTTGTAGTGCTAGGTCAAACCTATGTTACTCACACACCTAAGGTTGATACTAGCCACGTAAAAGAAATTAGATCTCTAGCAGCTAAAAATGGCAAAGCTATTGATCAATTCTTAGCACCTGTAGCAGGGCTAAGTGACATGAAGAACATTATCTATACCTTTGTAAATCAAACAGCAAAGGCTAAACAGTTAGACAATCTATCAGCTGACGGATTTTTTAACTGGTTAAAGTCGTCAACTGTAAGTGCAGGTAAGCAGGCTAAGATAGCAGAGTTAAACAAAGCTAATCCTAAAGCACTGTCTGCTGTATTTGAATTAGTAAATAAGATTATGAGCGTGAAAAACGATCTAATCGATCAGTTAGATGCAGCTGATGCGGATGTAAAAGCATCAACAGGCGGAGAACAAGGTGGCGAAGGCTACATGGCTCTAGGCTCTAAAACAAAATTAGTTCCACGTCATCGTTGGACACCAAACTAAAGGAAACATAAAATGAAAATTAAAGACATAATGGTTGAAATGCAAAAGACCAGCTTAGATCCACAGCATGCAAAACTAGCAGAACTAGGTCGCACACTAATGGACATGGCAGCAAAGCACAAAGACGATGTAGAGTCAAATCAAATGGCTAAACTAGGCAGTGCTATGACAGAGTTCGGAACATCTTTTGGTCCAAAGAATCTAATGGATGTTGTTAAAGCAACAGGCTTAGATCCAAAGGCAATACAGAAGATGGTTGGCATGGCTCAGCAGCAGCTCAAGACAGCTGGTCCTGTACGTAATGCAAAAGATCCTGTAGAACAGGAAAGCATTGTAAGCGAACAAGGACCAAAGATTATGGTCATCGGATACAACAGTGGACGTGACTTGCCATTAGAAAAGGCTGTTCAAGATCCTAAGAACAAGCGCGAAGTAAAGCGTACAGAAATTACCATGGACCCGTACAGTGGTGCACCGGTATTAAAGTTCTATGAAATGGATGGCGACGGTCCTTTCACAGCAGAATGGCATCCAAAGTACGGTTGGACAGCTGACTTCGATTAATCAAATGGACAAGCGATACACAGCACTAGAGTGGGCACTGATGGAGGGCGGACATGAAGTTCCGCCCAGCAGTGATAAGCCGTTCTCTTTCCTACAGGATATCTTTGAATCAAGGATGACCAAGGATGACGGTAATTCACAGAAGCTCACCTATTCAGACTGCTGTGAAAGACTATACCTAATGCTGTTGGTGTTAGAAACACTACGTCGTTATCCTTCATACGCAAGCACAGTAAAGGACTATGCTAAGAAAACAGCAGGCTTTGAACTCTACAAGTTCTATCGCATCATGGGCACTGATCTTTATAACTTTATCTATTTCTTAGTAGGTAGTGACAGTGCTCAAGAAAAGTTAAAAGATCCTGAATCTGCAATACAACTAAAACATAAAACAAAAATACCAGTTCTTGACTTAAACAGATACATTAGAGATCTAGCCAACGGCAAAGAACCCACACTGCCAACAGCACTGTTTATAAAACTTGAAACAGCTCTACGCATAACAAACAAAGATTATAAAGAAATACGCAGAGAACTCAGTGACTGGGACAGCATTACTAGACAAGACAAACGTGTTGTTGCTACTCGATTGATATTTGCAGTAAGAGCAAAGCTACGCAGTTCAGATATTATCACAGACTTTGAACATTGGGCAGCAAACAACAATATGGAAAAAGGATTTGCTACAGATCCTGAACCAACAGTAAGCAAACCAGATATCAGTGTAGCACCACGTGATGTAGCCATGTATAGATACCTTGTAGGTGCTGACAAGGTAATGCTGACTAAACTATTTTTACAGTTTGCGATTGAAGGCAAAACCATACCTGCAGCCTATGTTGAAGCATACTTGCCTGTTATCAATATGATTGATGATATAGTACAGGCAGGGCCTGGATATGTGCAAAACCTAAGAGCTCTGCATAAAAGAGCCAAATCCGGGCAATAACAGCCCATTTTCTTTCCATTTGACTAAATAATTATAACAAGCTCACAGAGTAGTGGGTTTGCCATTAGAGACATTTAAGGAGATATAAAATGGCAGCGACTTTTGATTTTACACCAAAAGCTAATACAGTACCTTCAGCTGGTACAATTTACAGCACAGTTCAGCTAAAGGCTTTCTTGATCACAATCAAGAATGACAGCAACACAGCTATCGACCTACGCAGCTACGACGCAGCATACGGTTCAGAACTAGACCTAATCCTACGTGAGATTGGCGGTCAAATGGTTTTCGTAACCAACGACAACAGCGGCACAATCCATGTAATCATGGACGGTCATGCAGTTGATGCAGCTAGCCTACAGGTTCGTCTACGTAAGCTAGTAGTTGACCTAGGACTAGGTTCTTCAGTAGCAGCTAACGATACTTCTGTTGCAGAAGCTTCAAGCATTACACTAGCCTAATAGCTAATATTCCTAGGGATGGGAAGGGAAACGCCACTTTTATAGTGGCGTTTTTTTTATCTCTGTAAATAACTGCATGAGATTTAAATTCTATACTCTAGTTGATATTACCAAAACGGATGCTCGTTTTAACAAGTCTGATCCTACATGGCATCAGCAACAGAATTATCTAACATTCCTTCAAACACTAACACTTAGAGTAAACGTGGAATTAGAAAATCTAAAGGCTGAAACTGTTAATCTAAAAGATATTGGATTTGGTAGTTCATATAAAGGTGAACAAACAGTATGGTCAGGGGAGTTCAGTGTTGAATACGAAGGCGGATTAACAACTGAAATGTTAGACAGCGACTTTCATTTAGTACCTGTAATAAATGGACTAGACGAAACAGTTAAATTTAAAGACTGTGTATTCGATACCAAAACCAAAACAACAAAAAACATAGTGTTTGAGCTAAATAATAACAGTTAAACAACACTCACCAGGCATTTACTTTCTTAGGCACACCAACCTTTTTTGTGTTTTTACGGAGATTAAAAGTAGATGTCATCTGCACCAACAAGTTTAGAAAAGCAAAGTTTAGAAGCACACGTTGATCTGTGCGCACTTCGCTATCAGCAGCTGGACGATCGTTTAACCAGCGTGGAAAAGAAGATAGCCACCATACATGAAGATATGCGCCAGGGCCAAAACAGCCTAGTCAAAGTTATAGTTGGCGCTGCCACAACAATCGTTGCTGGATTACTTACTACCGTCGTTACAATATTAATGAAGTTCTAAAAATCACGCATAAATAACACTATGTTATTGCGTGAATTTTTTATGGCTGAAGAACCGCTTGAAGAAAAGCGAGTTTGGGCACGAACAGGAAAGAATGTTGTGCGAAAGTATCGCTGCACAGCAGGATCTCGCAAAGGTCGTGTAGTAGCAAAGTTTCAACAGTGCTTCGCAGCCCCTGACGTTAAGAAAAGAAATCGTCTTACAAGAATTAAAAACCGTTTAGGTAAACGATTGGCTCGCAAAGCACAACGAACTAAACGTATAAATCCTGCCAGCAGGAGAGTTCAAGCTCTAAATAGAGCAGGAGGATAAAATGAAGATCACAGAAATCATAGTAGAACAGAGCCCAATACTTCAAATCATGAGTGATGATGACAAGGAAACTGTACTAGTGGATCCTAAGACACAGGTTAAAACTGTAGTTCCTAAAGATCCTAGCAAGCCGGGAGCAATTACCAAAGACGAGCGCGGCAACCTAACACTAGACACACAGGTCAAAGGAACAGTGGATAGAGGTATCAAACCTGGCGACAAGGTAATGGTTAAGAACATATGAAAATAAATGAGCTGATCAAAGGATTTAATGTCTTTACAACTAACGAAGAACGTGCTATATTAGAAAGCATGAATGACATCACTCCTTTATCCAGCTTCAACGAAAGAGAAAGAGTCATTATTACTGATCTAGTTAGAAAGAGTCTTATAACTAAGATAGTCTACAACAATCAAATCATGGTGAAGAAAAATGAACTTTAACTCTGTCGCAGATGATCTAATGGAACTTATAGAAACTGGGCTTGAAAACTCCAGTGTGCTGTTGCCGTATCAAAAGGGTAACAGTATCCGCATCGGAAGCTATGCTATCCGTAAGAATGCCAAGGGGTATCAAGTTTATGATTGTGCTAAAAATGCACGGGTAGGCGTAACAAACTTTAAGATATCAGCTATTGCCCTAGCTAAGAGTCTAGCAGAAGGCAAAAGCCAGGTTGATCGCATTATGCATGTAGATTCTGAGCTGTTAAAGCATTATAATGATGCACTTTATTATAGAAATCGCATACGCAGAACGGATGATCTAAGCGTAGTTGAGTCTAGACTGCACAGATTGGACATCTCCATAGCTAAGAGCAAGGCCTTAAAGCAGGATTTAGATAAATTTATATTCTGATCGCATAAATAACACATATAAGTCATTTGGGAAGAGACAATGAACATTAGAGAATTTACAAAACCAGTATCCGCAAAAAAGCTCAACGAGAGCCTAGCTCAACGCTTTGGAGCAAAGATCGATCTTGACAAGTTTACAACTGAACAGCTTCAGGATGTACGCAACAAGATCCGCACCAAGCTATCACAGGTTCAAACTACAGAAAGTTTTGATTCTGTACAGAAAGAAGATTACCAAAAGAACAAGCTCTTCCTAGATGTTCTAAACGCTGCACTATCAGAGCGCGGATCTGTAGCAGAAGCCATTGACGAAGCAATCCGTCAAGTAAACGAAGGCGAAGAAGACAAGGCTGAACTAGTAATGGCAGCTAAGGATATGGTTGATCGTGTTACTGGTTGGATGGAAGACACTGCTGAAATGCAGACAGAGTCTATGCTAGAACTAGCTGATGCTATTCGCGATGAAATGGGTTCAGCACAAGCAGAACAGTTCACATCAACAGTTAAGCCTGCTCTAGAAGCTATGTATGCTGCAATGGAGTCAACTCGTGTAACACTTACACAGGGTGTAGGCATGCTAACTGGCGAAGCAGAACCTGCAGAGCCAATGGGCGCAGAGCCAGAAATGGAACCAACCGTTGATGCTGAAGCTGCCCCTGAAGGTGAGGCAGAACTAGATGCTGCTGGTGAGCCTAGCACAGCAGCAGCTGAACCAGCCGCAGGCGGCGAAGAAGAAATGGGTCGTGCAAAGCGTGAAAGCGTAGAGCGCACAGTTTCAAAAAAAAAGTAACAGAAAATACTGACGCTAACACTATATTTCAAATGCTCAAGCATTTGAAGGACAGTGGCAAGTTCAAGCTATCAATAGCAAAGCTGGATAAACTAATGCAGAACATGGGTAAAGGAAACTTTACCTATGATCTTTTCAAAGCTGCATATGATGCAGATCCTAGACTACAAAAGCTAGTCACAAACTTTGACAAACTCAATATAGAACTAAAGTCGAGCGAGACTGACGACGTTGCTAACTTACCTGGTAATCCTGGAAGACCTGGAGATACCGTAGGACAAATGGCAAAGAACGCGGTTGACTTAAAATCGCTTTGATGTTATATTAGTTTACTATGAGTCTAATTGTAAACAAGTATACCTACGAACCCCTACAGCGCACAGAAGTAAACGGAAAACGGAGATACCTAACTCCTGGCGGCACACCTGTCGCAAGCGTAACTACAATCCTTGGAGCGACCAAGGATATGACGCATCTAATAGAATGGCGTAAAAGAGTAGGTGAACAGAAAGCCCAAGAAATCACAACAGAAGCTGCGGGTGTTGGAACCCGCATGCACAAATACTTAGAAGATTATATTGCTTCAGGTGTTTGGCCTACTCCGGGCAGTAATCCCTACGCACAGAAAGCACATTCAATGGCCACACGCATTAAGGTGCATGCCCTTGATGATGTTTCAGAAATATGGGGATCAGAAGTTCCGTTATATATTCCGCAACTTTATGCAGGTACTACTGACTTAGTTGGAATGTACAAAGGTCAAGCCTGTATTATGGACTTTAAACAGAGCAATAAACCTAAAAAGAAAGAATGGATTGAAGATTACTATCTTCAAATGACTGCTTACGCCCTAGCACATAACGAAATACACGGTACAAATATACGTGAAGGACACGTTTTTATGTGTACTCGTGACGAAGAATATCAGCAATTTGATCTATGGCCCGATGAGTTTGAAAGCTGGGAACAAAAATGGTGGGATAGGGTCTACACTTATTACGAGAAGTACGCATAAATATATAAAATAATGCGTAGGAGACACTCGTGGCAGTAATTCAGATTAGCCGTATCCAGATCCGTAGAGGTCGACAAAATGAAGGTTCAGGCGTACCGCAGCTAGCAGGCGGCGAGTTTGGCTGGGCTGTTGATACACAAAAACTTTACATAGGAAACGGTGCAGTTTCTGAAGGTTCTCCCTATGTAGGAAACACAGAAGTTTTAACTGAGCATACCAATCTTTTTGAATATGCTAGTTCATACACTTATCGTTCAGATGCAGCCTACATGCAGACTGGATCAACTGTAAATGGTCCTGTAATTAGAACACTACAGCAGAGATTAGATGATAGAGTAAGCGTAAGAGCATTTGGTTGTCCAGGTGACGGCACTGATCAAACAGCTGATATTCAACGTGCTATATACCAGCTTTTCATAAACGATGCTAATAGAACCAATCCCCAGAGCAGGGTAGTTCTTTATGTTGAGCCCGGTGTATATGAAGTTTCATCAACAATTTATATTCCGCCTTTTGTAACAATACAAGGCGCAGGCATGTCTAAAACAATTTTTAGAATGACAGGGACTGGTCCTGTCTTTAGAACCGTAAACGGTGCAACTACGATTAGTAGTTTAGGAAATGATGCTGTAACTAATGAAACTAATCAAGCAAAATACATTTCAATGAGTGACTTTACCATTGATATGACTGTTGAAAACACAGCAGCGTTTAGATTAGAAAATTGTACACGAAGTTTGTTTAAAGACATTGAAATAGCAGGCCCATGGAGATCGGGTGATGCATACACTGATGACAGTGTAGCAATACAAATGAATGCGCTAAGTTCAGCAGTAACAACTTCTTATAATACTTTTGAAAATATTCACGTACAGGGATTTGCCTACGGTGTAAGATCTAAGTACGATATTAAGAACAATCTTTGGGATAATTGCACATTTGATGATGCTGTGTGGGCTTTCCAGTTCGGTGAAGATACTATTATCGGTAACAGTGGTCAGCTTACAGGCCCAATCTATAATACTATAAAGAACTGTAGATTTGATGACATAGATAGAGAAGCTATCCGTGTTATGAACGGAAATTACAATGACAGCTCTGATAATAAATTCTTCAATGTCGGTAACGAAGGAGGATCGTCAATAAATCCTCTACATCCAATTATAACCTATGCTAACAATACAAATTTAAGCACTAATGATTGGTTCCAACGCTCGGAAGAATTAGGATATAATTTAGAATTTTTATATAACGTAGTGTTTGTGCCGGAAGTTAGTGGTCCGGTTATTACACAACAGGCATATACACATAACATTCAAATCGGCGAACTAGGTGAATATACCAAAGTTGCCAAGTTTCCAGCTGATGTTGGAAAAAGCATTGAACTTGACTATCTATACAGAAGCAACCAAGTTCAAGCACTCCGTTCGGGTACTATCCGTATCACAGTAGATCCAACCAATGATGTCCAAACATTATCTGATGATTATGACTTTGTTGGAGATATTACCCTTGCAGAAAATCTCAGTTTTGTCGCACAGAATTTTGACGAAAACGGCGATGATGAGATTGACACAGTGGCTCTGATGGTGTTAAACTCTACTAGTAGTGATGATGCAGAATTATACTACAGAGTTAGAACCAAGAGTTAATGTTTAGCAAGAATTACGAACAACGATTAGCCGCATGGCGCAACTTTAGAGAAGACACACTGAAAGGATCAACGGATCCTATTCAGACTGTGATCGACTTCTATAGTAAAGTTCCTTTAGTCAAATATCAGTGTGATCCTTATGACAGGAGCACTTGGCCGACACCTTGGGAACTTATCCAGGAAAATACTTACTGCGCCTTCGTGAAGATTCTGGCGATTTGTTACACTCTACAATTAACAGACATGTTTTCGAGCAGCACCTTTGAGATACATATTAGATACAGCCAGGCTGAATCAAAAACTTATTATCTACTGCACGTAGATGATAGAGTAATCGGATATTTAGAGGACACACATGTACACAGGAGCGAGTTACCCACAGGCCTTGTTTCGCAACAGAAGTTCTCTATGCCACCTCTTCAATAAATATCACATCACAAGAAAGAATTGGTAAGACAAATGAATAAAATCACCGTAATTAAGCGAGACGGTTCTAGAGAGCCACTCATGATTGAAAAGTGGCAAGCACAAGTGGCAAAGGTTTGCAGAGGTATAGCAGACGTAAGCCAATCAATGATAGAGATTAAAGCACAGCCCCATTTTTATGACGGCATTACTACAGAAGAAATTGACGGAATAACTCTGCGAGCTGTTGTTGATCTTATCGACGTAGAAACAAATCCAGATACAGGACATACCAATTATCAATACGTAGCAGGCAAGCAACGTCTTTCAATGTTGAGAAAGGATGTTTATGGCTCCTATGAGCCTCCTCGCCTCTACGACATAGTGAAGAAGAATGTAGAAGTTGGTTTGTACACTCCTGAACTACTAGAATGGTATTCGGAAGACGACTGGAACAAGATGGACGAGATCATAGATCACGAAAAAGACGAATTGTACTCGTATGCTGCCATCGAACAGTTGATCGAAAAGTACCTTGTAAGAAATCGTGCCACAAAGGAAATATATGAAACACCGCAGATCCGTTACATGGTTGCTGCCGCAACTGTATTCCATAAAGAAGAGCCCAACACCGCAAGAATACGATTCATCAAAGAATACTACACTGCGGCGAGCGACGGCCTATTCACTTTGGCTACTCCTGTGCTTGCTGGCTTGGGCACTCCAACTAAGCAGTTCAGCAGTTGCGTTCTTATACGTAGTGACGATGATCTTGACAGTATTTTTGCTAGTGGAGAGATGATGGCCAAGTATGCCAGCAAACGTGCTGGCATTGGTTTAGAAATTGGTCGTCTTAGGCCTCTAGGTTCACCCATACGTGGTGGCGAAATCATGCACACAGGCATGATACCTTTTTTGAAGAAGTGGTTTGGTGATTTACGTTCTTGCTCACAAGGGGGCATTCGTAATGCTTCTGCTACAGTTTTTTATCCTATTTGGCATCATCAGTTTGACGACCTCATTGTTCTTAAGAACAATCAAGGAACTGAAGAAACTCGCGTTAGACACATGGACTACGGAGTTGTACTATCAGCGTTCTTTTGGCGTAGGTTTAAGAATAAAGAAAATATTACTTTCTTTGATCCTAACGAAGTACCTGATCTCTATGAAGCGTTCTACAGGGATACAGCACTGTTTGAAGAACTATATGTAAAGTATGAGAAGCGCAAGGATCTGCGAAAGAAGACCATGAATGCGGAAGATGTATTCAAGGGAGGAATACTTAAAGAGCGCACAGACACTGGACGCATCTATCTAGTGTTCATCGACAATGTTCAGAATCAAGGACCGTTTGATCCTGAGTATGACACTATCTATCAAAGTAACTTATGCTGTGAAATACTATTACCTACTAAACCTTTTAAGCGTCTCGATGACGTTAATGGCCGCATTGCTTTATGTACGCTGGGCAGTATTAACTGGGGAGCATTCCGTAATCCAGAAGACATGCGCCGTGCTTGCCGCATTTTACATCGCAGTCTTAACAATATACTTGACTATCAGGACTTCCTGAGTGTACAAAGTAAACTAAGCAATGATGAAATTCGTCCGTTAGGGATTGGTGTAACTAACTTAGCCTATTGGCATGCCAAGCGTGGCTACAAATATGGAGAGAAGGACAGTCTACAAGACGTTAAGACATGGATGGAGCATCAAGCATACTATCTAACTGAAGCAACTGTAGAACTTGCTAAGGAACGCGGTGCATGTGTTAACAGCGACAAAACACGCTACGGCCAAGGAGTATTTCCCTGGGAACTAAGAGCAAACGGTGTCAATGAATTAGCAGACTTTACTCCTGAATTGGATTGGGAAACACTACGAGCAGATATGAAACAGTATGGTGTACGCAATGCTACACAGATGGCTATCGCTCCAGTTGAGTCTAGCAGTGTAGTTATTAACAGTACTAACGGTATTGAAATGCCAATGAGTTTGATATCAACTAAAGAATCTAAAGCAGGGTCATTTACTCAAGTAGTACCTGACTATCACAAGCTAAAGAATAAGTATCAGCTTATGTGGGAACAGAGAGATTGTGTTGGATACTTAAAGACAGCAGCAGTTCTTCAAGCCTATGTTGATCAAAGTATTTCAACTAATACATTCTATAATCCTGCACACTTCAATGAGCGCAAAGTTCCGACAACATTGATTGCTAAGAACTTAATGCAAAGCCAACTTTGGGGAATCAAGACTTTCTACTATAGTTTGATTAATAAAGCTGGTAGTAAAGCAACAGAAGAAAAACTAAATGGATTTCATCCTGAATTAGAATTTAAACCTCAACATGAAGTTGAGGTACTAGATGATGATTGTGAAGCCTGCAAACTATGATAGCCTACGCCCAGGACTTGCCTGATAAACATGCTACTGTAAAAGTTCCTGGTGTTGAAGTTACCATAGACAAAAATGACAACTGGGAAACAGTTGGAATGATACTAGTGCTGGTACTAGCAGTATATCTAGGTATTAAGATAATAAACAAGATATTCAAATGAGCAAACAACAATATAACCTAAACACAAAGACAGACTACCTAAGCCGCAAGATGTTTCTTGACCCAGAGGGTCCGGTAACTATCCAACGTTTTGAAGAAGTTAAGTATCCTAAGATACAGAACTTTGAAACTACCGCACGTGGCTTCTTCTGGGTTCCAGAAGAGATCAGCCTAACCAAAGATGCTAATGACTTTAAGGAGTCTAGTGAAGCTGTGAAGCACATCTTTACCAGTAACCTATTGCGTCAGACAGCACTTGATAGTCTACAAGGTCGTGGACCAAGCCAAGTGTTTGCGCCTGTTATCAGTTTGCCTGAACTAGAAGCATTAGTCTATAACTGGACATTCTTTGAAACTAATATTCATAGTCGTTCATATAGCCATATCATTCGTAACATCTACAACGTGCCTAAGGAAGTGTTTAACACTATCCACGACACTAAAGAAATTATTGAAATGGCATCTAGCATAGGCGAGTATTATGATAAGTTGCACATTATCAATTGTCGTAAAGAGATAGGCGAAACAATTACCGAAGAAGAACATATTCGTGCAATCTATCTAGCACTACACGCCAGCTATGGTCTAGAAGCATTCCGCTTCATGGTATCATTTGCCACAAGCCTAGCAATGGTAGAAAATAAGATCTACATCGGCAACGGTAACATCATCAGCTTGATTTTACAGGACGAGCTATTACACAAAGGATGGACTGCTTATATTATTAATCAAGTAATTAAGGAAGACCCTCGCTTTGCAAAGGCAGCACAAGACTGCCAAGAAGAAGTAATACAGATCTATAAGGATGTTATTAAAGAAGAAAAGGAATGGGCAGATTATCTATTCCAGAAAGGACCTGTAATCGGTCTTAATGCTAACATCTTAAAAGATTTTGTTGATTATACAGCAGCCAATGCACTAAAGGATATTGGTATAAAATATTGGAATCCTGCTCCAAAGACGACTCCAATACCTTGGTTCAACAAGCACAGTGACACTTCTAAGAAGCAGACTGCACTACAAGAAAGCGAATCAACTAACTATGTTATTGGTGTAATGAGCGATGCCATTGACTACGACGAATTACCTGCGCTATAATAGAAAATTATTTTAATAAAGGAAGAAGAAAATGTTAGCAACTGTATGGAGCAAATACAACTGCCCTTATTGCGATAAGGCCAAGAACCTATTAAAGATGAAGAACATTCCATTTGAAGAAAGAAAGATAGGTGACGGCTGGACCAAAGAAGAATTGCTAGAGGCTGTTCCACAAGCACGTTCTGTTCCACAGATCTTTTTAGGTGAAAAATATATTGGCGGCTATGATCAGCTGGCTAAGTATATAGAAGAAACAGGTTTTAACGGAACCGGACACGCAATAGGAATTTAATTTATGTTAATAGAAGCACCATACAAAGCACAAGATGCTATCTCTATGAAAACTACAGGTGGAGAGGAACTTGTTGCTCGCTTCGTAGAAGAAGATTCAAACACTATTACAGTTGAAAGACCAATGGTAGTAATGGCTACACATCAAGGGCTAGGATTAGGTCCATTCAGCTTTACTATTAATCCTAGTGCTAGAATCAAGATAAACAAAAACACGTTGGTATTTGTACACAAGACTGATGGCGAAATGGCCAAGCAGTATATCACAAGTACCAGCGGAATTCAAATGGTGTAAAATGGCTGCATTTCCAGTTCACAGACAAACAGATGTAAGAATCTGCGGTCATACAACTGTCGTAGAAGGACAGTCTAATGTCTACGCTAATAGTCTTTTAATTGCTGTGGACAAGGATCCAGACAATGCAGGCGGCGGCAATTTAATTGCCCAATGTAACAATGTATTCATCAATAACAAAATGGTAGTAAATCATACTCCAGATCACGCAGAACCGGATTCAGCTTGTCCGGCACCCAATCACTGCGATCCTTATACAAATCAAGGTTCTCCAGACGTTTTCATCGGTGATTGACAAATCCAAAATTTGTGCTATACTTTAAAAGTAGTAATAGCCAAAGAGAAAATAGATGAAAGACAGAGTAATACTCACAGACGCCGATGGTGTCATTTTGGATTGGGAATGGGCCTTCCATTGTTGGATGGAAGAGCACGGATTCAAAAAACAAGATGGTGGCCAATTCGTTTATTCTATAGGTAAGCGATATGGCATCGATGACGAACAAGGCAAGAAGCTGATCAAGATATTCAACGAATCTGCAAGCATCGGTTTCTTACCAGCACTACGTGATGCACAACATTACGTTAAAAGATTGCATGAAGAATATGGATATGTTTTTCATTGCATCACCAGCCTAAGCAAAGATCGAAACGCACAACGTTTGCGCAAAATGAATATTCGCAAACTGTTTGGTGAAACAGCTTTTGATCACTTTATCTTTCTAGACACAGGTGCTGACAAGGACAAAGTCCTTGAACAGTATCGTGATACCCAATGCTGGTGGATCGAAGACAAGATTGATAACTGCAAAGCAGGACTCAATGTTGGACTTAAACCTTTGCTTGTGGAACACGGACATAACATGGATTATGAAGATGCCATGATTCCTAGGGTAAAAAGTTGGAAAGAAATATATAATATCATTACAGGAGAAAACACATGACTGATACAGCAACTACAAATTCCGTACACGACGAGATTGTTTTAGCATTTAATAACTATCTCAAGGAATCAGAAGCATTCGAAGCAAAGGGCGTAAAGGCAGCAGCCGCTCGCGCTCGCAAGGCACTGGGAGAACTAGGCAAGCTATCTAAGGCACGCCGCGGTGAAATCCAGGAAAAGAAAAACAATATGTAATTAAATGCAAGTAACAGTAATCGGAGCCGGAATAACAGGCATCACTACTGCTTACTATTTGGCAAAGTCGCGTTGCCAAGTCACTGTTGTT